ATGCCACTCTTCCGTAAAAACTTTCTTATCACCTTCCATATAAAAGTCAGAAGGGAGAAGTTGTTTCTTCTCCCCCTGACTGGTGTTCTTTATTTCTTTGGACATTATGCCATTACTATTTCACAAGCACCTCCCGCACAAGCAACTTCGCCTGATAGGTCTGTGTTATCGTCAGCCTCAACAATCTTTGAGAGGTCAACGTCTTTGAGAGTTTCCATCAACTCTTCATATTTTTCTTTAGTACAATCTTCGAATGGAGCTTGAATGTATGTTCCACCATCGTAAGGTAAAACAGAAAGACCATTATAGTGTTCTCTGTTTTCCCACATCCACTCACCTACCGCTGGCCACTCGTGTTCTCTGATTGAGATTGTTGCTGATACGTTGTGAGTATTGCTTCCTGTTCTGTGTCCACCTTTAACCCATTCAAGATGTACCTTCTTAACTCTTTCCAATAATTGAATTGGTGATTCGTTTCTTAGGATTGATCCTTCAGGTGCTTTTTGAGGGATTCCGATTACCGCAGTGTCGTGTGGTCTGAAATATTCATCCTCAATTAATTCAGGATGGTTATTCTTTAGGTGAGTATAAATTGCTTCATTCTTACCTACTCTCACTCTTCTGATGTAGTAGTCGTTGTGCCATGCGTGGATTCCTGATGATGTACCCAATGTAAGTGAAGTTGTACCTGCTGGTTTTACAGTTGTACATCTTGCCGCTTTATTGATACCAAGAATAGTTGCAACTCTTTCGTTCTCTTCTTTAACAACTTTAGCCGCCGCTTTCATATTCAAACCAAGAACCGCACCTGATCCGATACCTGTCATTGAGATACCAACAAGAGCATCTTTCTCTGTTGTTCTTTGCCAAATTGGTCTTAGATAATGGAAGTCTGTGTAACCTGCCTGAAGTGTTCCAATGAACGCTGCAGCTTTTACTCTTGCTTCGTAATCTTCTTGAGATACCACATTAGATACGTTTACTTCTGTAAGGTTACAGAATTGGAAAGGACGAAGTGCGATCTCACAACAAGGATTGGTTCCCCAATCTTTATCATTACTCAAATAGATACCAGGTTCACCAGCACCACTTGCTTCGATTCTTTTCCACAGATCCATAAAGTAATCTTTATCGATCTTGTGTCTCATCAGAGTTACAGAGTTGTTAGCTCTTCCTCTTTGTGGATTTGTTTCCCACCAAGCGCCACTCTTACAACCAATCATCTCATCATCAGATGCTGAGAATAAAGAGATAAGAGCTGCTCTTCTAATACCACCTGCAAGAACTGCGTCTGCAATATGACAAACCATATCATGAACTTCGATTGGTCTGAGTTTTTCACCATCTTGTTTTGATTCCAAGATTCCCTCAAGTTTGATAAGACATTCTTTCAAAGGTTGAGGACCGGGAGCTTTACCACCTGATGTTACAAGACGTGCTCCTTTTGGTCTGATATCTGAAAAATCAAATTCAATTTTTGAACCACCGAAGAAGTAAGATTTGATAAGAACCTTAACGGCATCTGCCCATCCTTCAATAGAGTCAGCAACTAACCATCTTCTTCCTCTTTCTTGATTAGGTTTTCTAATCTCAGGTAGTTGTTCTACGTGATGTTTTTGTACTGAGTAGCCAACACCTGTTCCACCTAATAAAAGGAACATGATTTCTGAGAATACTCTCCAGTCATCCACAGGTGCAAATGCACAGTTGTAGATTCTGTTTGGAGATATTTCAATCGGTTTTCCTGCGAATTGCATTGATCTCATTGATGGGAGAACTTGTTTCTTGTAAACATACATGTAGTTCTCACGGATTTCTTTTTCTAATTGGGGATACTTTTTGATGTGCATCTCCATGTTTCTTGTTACGAGCTCTTGCCAAGTCTCTCTTCTCTTCAACTCAGGGATATACTTAGCGTATTTCATATACACTGTAATTTCCGAGAGTATTCGGTTTGAAATGTCCATGTTTTTGTGAATTTTAATAAATACTAATTTATGAAAAAATCGGGGATTTTAAATGATAAATATAGGTTCATCATCTAACAGTCCCGATTTTGAATAAAAAAATCGTTGTTTTTTTAAAGTTTTTTTTACGACAAGGAGATATTTAATTTCCTTGTTTTTGTTGTTCTCTTTGTTTCCTCTTTTCAAGAAGTTCCTTGACACGATCAGATTTCTTCTGTTCTTGTTGTTCTTCGAATCCTAAGAACGTAACAGATGCCTCTGTATCGATTTCAAGAAGTTCGTTGTTGAATTTACAGTTCTCAAAGACAACCCCGTCTTTACCAATACGTGACTTGGTAATCGCAATTGTAGCCAGATTTAGTTCTTTTTGTTGGAGAGTTTTTGCTACAGAAATGATTACGTGTCCTACTTGTGCTTTCTTGATAGATCCACCCATTTGGTCAGTAGTTACAACCTCGGAAGAGATTGAACTTCTATTACCTTGAGTTGCGGTCCATCCAACCAAACCAAGTTCGTGACACATGGCTTCGAAGTGTCTCATGACTGATCCCTCACTTTTCCATTCATCACCTAAAGCCTTTTCTGGCATTACGCAATCAATGTAGTCCAACACCACCAAATCAATCTTTGTACCATCAGCAATCATTTTTCTGAGTTGGTTTTTGATTTGAAGCATTGTGAGTGAATCAGAAGGTAGTTTTTTCAGAACCAATTTGTTAGGCATTGAGTTCTGAATCTCATGAATCTTTTCGAATACTTTTTCTTTATGAAAGACTAAGTTATCGGGTTCGATACCAGTCCATATGGTAAAATGTTTTCTTTGAATAATTTTGGGATTGTCCTCGAAAAATATCTGAAGAACATTGAATCCCATGTTGAAGGCAGTGTTTGCTATCTTCGTGAGGATTGTGGTTTTACCCACACCAGTCGGTGCTAAGATTACTCCAATTTCACCTTTAGCCAATCCACCCTTAAGTAGATTATCGATACCTTTAATACCCATTGGTATTGGAGATCTGAAGTCTTCATCTAAAACTACGTCTAAGTTTTCGAATACGTCTCCTGTACCTAAATCTCTTTCTCCAACTTGAATTGCATCTCTTACTAACTCTTCTACTTTGTCATAAGATTCGAAGTCACCCTCATCGATAATCTTCTGCGCTTGTTTCATCGCTTTCTGTAACTCTTGTTGTTTACAGAACTTCAAAGCTTTCTCTTGAACAAACACACTACCGTCGAATGGAGCTTCCTTGACCTGTTTGATTGTGTCAAGAATTACTTTCAAAACTAACTCAGTAGAAATCTCTGACTTAGCAATCTGTTCCAAAGTTTCGAAGGTTGGGGTAGATTGATACTTAGTGAAATACTCTTTGATCATCGCAACAATCATCTTGAAATACTTGTTATCAAAGTACGTAGTCTCTAACACATCCATAATTGTGTGTGAAAAGTCTTTGTCTACGACGATCTGATTGATTAACTGAATCTGGAAGGTATTACCTAAATAATCGAAATTTTTTTGCATATATCTTGTTCTCTCACCCCTTAGATTTATAAATACTCCTTATGCCAACTCAATTCCGCAGTATTCGTGATTTAATTCTGTTTTTGAAAAAATGTCAGTCAATGACGAAAGGATCTCTTTCAAATATGGTCTTACGTCCACTGTATAACGAACTTTTGGTGGATATAATTTTGCGTCAAAAATTCTATGACAAATTGTCTCATCTCCAACTTTCACATAAAGGTGGAAATTCTCTGGTCCATCAGTGAATGATGTCTCCATAATTTTTGGATCGTGAATGATGGCCTCTTTGTTGTCCAACATGTAAACAACAGTTTTCATTTTCAAATAATCATGGAGAGTTTGTTTAACCTCATACATATATTCGTATAGGTCTGTTGCAACTCTTGCCTTTGGGTTGTACCCTCTGACATTGAAAAATCTCTGTACCACAATGTTGTCGTTGAGTGTTAGGAGGAACTCCATCTTTACTTGATCTTGGTCTCTCATGTTTTTTAGTTTTTAAATTTTCGTTTTTCTTTTCTTATTAACTTCATGAACGGTTTCAGGAAATTTACCCACGCTTCGTCGTTTTTTGGTAGGTATTTGAATAGTCCATCCTCCATCATGTATTTCATCAAATTTTTATATCCTCTATCAGTGGGATCTAATTCTTCGGTATGAATGGATTCAACAAGTTGTTTTCCCTCATCCGTGATCAGTGGATTTTTTAAGTCCACTATCAGTTTGTTTATTTGGTAGTATTGTTCTCCAAGTATACCACTTTTTGTCTTACCTGTCAAAATATTAGAGATTACTTTTATAGGTTTTTCTTGCGGGATATTTCGTGCATTATCAAGGATTTCTTCGATAGTGCAGGATTTTTCCGACAAATTTGGGAAATATTTCAACAAACTTTTTTCACCTAATGATTGTATACCTTCAATATTATCGGACTTGTCTCCCATCAGGATTTTACAAGTCAAAACATTTTCATGTGGTACTTCAATATCTTTGAATTTGATTTTAGTTCCAAACGTGTGAACTTGTTTTGTTATTGGAGAATAAATTGAAACTTGTGGACTTATGAGTTGTGTTAAGTCTTTGTCGGCTGAGAATATGGTAATAGTTTCTTGGGTCGCCACTTTACAGTAGTAGGCAATGAGATCATCTGCCTCATTATCTTTCATCTCGACTTGTCGAACGAACACCTCCTCCAAATACTGTTTAACTCTACTTTTTTGTGTTAAGTAAGATTCGTATTTGTATTCATTCATGTTTACCCTTCTGTTCGCCTTGTATTCAGGGTAAATTCTTTTTCTAGCTGAGGAGTTTGAGTCACCATCCCAAAAGACTACGACCTTATCGTACTCCTGCTCCTCCAAGAATCGTCTGAGGGTATTAATGAAGTGATACACCCCACCAATGTGATTACCGTCGTAAAAGAGTTCTTTGACCCCGTGGAATCCAATCTTGAATAGGTTGTCCCCATCCACCAACAATGTCTTTGTCACATATTCAATTTAAGGGTGAACAATCAATCTTCTTTTTCTTCTGTAAGTGTGAAATCACCTTCAGCTCCGATGATATCTTTCCAATAGTCAGCATATTCTTTCTTGTAGGTTTCAATAGATGCTTTTTCTTCCGTTGAATCTTTACCTGCTAAGAAACCGTGTGGTGTTACAATAATTTTACCATCGTCAAATCCAAGTCCGTTGATGTGATTTTTCATAACGGATACTTTACTTCTAACCGCAAACTTAACTGAACGTTTGTCTTTAGTTGCTGTAATTTTTGTTGTACCCGCACCTTTTTGGTTTCCGAATAGAAATACCAATGATGAGTTCAACCAAACTGATTCGCCACCTTTAGCTTTAATCTTCGGTTGTCCGAAAGGATTATCAGGTAGTTCAACCCAAGGTTGGTTGATAATGATGAGAGTATTTTCGTATTCTGTGTCTGCCTTTCTCGATCCTGAAATTCTTTGGTTGATACCCATACCAATCTTATCTGAAAGTACAGATGCATTGTGTTGTTTACCACCTTTACCTTCGTAAGTCATCTTACATGGTACTGATCCAACAGAATCCCATATGAAACACAAACTGTAGTTCAATTCACCTTTTTCTTGTGCATCCAAGAGCTCATTGATATAATCTGTGATTTGTTCGATATAACTGAAGTTGTTGTTGAACAAGAAAAACCCATCCCAATCCAATTCTCCCGTTTCCTTATCGACAACTTCCTCACATTGAAATCCCATCAGTTTTGCATGATCGAAACTCCACTTTTGTTCGGTGATGATGAATACAGGTAGGATCTCTTTTTTCTGTGCATCAACCGCTGCTTTAATCGCTGCAGTAGTTTTACCTGTATCTGAATGACCTAAGAACATATTGATATGTCCAACTGCGGGACCGGGAAGTCCAACTGCATCCAAAAAGTCTGCACCCAAATCCAAGAACCTTTGTGGTTTGTATTTTGCAGAAGTAGAATACTTCTTTTTTAAATTACTAAAATCGTTTTTCTTGATCGCCATATTATTGTATTAAAATATGTTCCCGAC